ACTTACTAAGGAGAAACATGGCACACTTTGCAAAACTAGATGAAAACAACAATGTACTTGCAGTACATGTTGTAAACAATGATGTTATTACTGTAGATGGTAACGAGTCAGAGCAAGCAGGTATTGACTTTTTGACTGGATTACACGGTCATGACAAATGGAAGCAAACTTCCTATAACGGCAACATCCGTAAGAATTATGCAGGTATTGGATTTACTTATGATGCAGGACGTGATGCGTTTGTATCACCACAGCCTTGGGCATCTTGGACTCTTAATGAATCAATCTGCCAATGGGAACCACCAGTTCCTTATCCAGCATTTGATACAGAGAATCCAAAATACTACGCCTGGTTTGAACCAAACCAGCAATGGATTGAAGTAACAGGACCACAAAACTAAGGAGAAATAAATGAATGAAAAAACTTTTTCAGCTGTTAAAAGCTATGTCCGCCATTTTATCGGTGCTTGCCTTGCTGCCTTTACTGCTACTGGTGGGGATATCTTCACTGTTGACGCAGCGGGAGCTAAGGCAATCTTCACAGCAGGAGTCGTGGCAGTGCTGCCAGTCTTGCTCCGTGCTTTAGATACATCCGATTCAGCGTTCGGTAAGACAGAATAATGAGCACCAACGAATGGGCTGGTTTAGCTGTAGCTACAACCACAATAGTCGCCAGCTTTGCTGGCTCCGTTCGCTGGTTAGTCAAGCACTACCTTACTGAACTCAAACCTAACGGTGGCTCAAGCATCAAAGACAAAGTTGACCAGCTGGAATTGAAGGTAGAACTTCTGACCGACTTGGTTAAGGAAGCGTTGAGGAAATGAATGAAACCAACTGTAGCCAAGAAAGCCACGCCTGCTGCTATTGCTGTTCTCCGTCAAGCGACGGCGTTAAAACCAAAACGCAAGAAAGTAAGCGATGGTCTTCTACCATCTGCAGCTCATCTAACTGCCAATCCTACGAGCGACCACAATACTGGGTATGCAGTTGATTTAACCCATGACCCTGACAGCGGAATAGATTGTGCTGTCGTCTTTGAAAAACTCAAAGAAGATGCTCGCGTCAAGTACCTTATCTTTAATAAAAAGATTTGGTCTAAAGAAAAAGCTAAACAGGGAAACAGAATTTATTCTGGTAGTAACCCTCACGTCAAGCATCTTCATATTTCTATTAACGATGGTCATGGTGAGGATACTAGTCCTTGGTTCTGGTGGATGAACGAACCTAAATTAAAGAACCGTATCAAAGCTGCAGTTGCCGTGTTACCAGATAAGAAACCAGTACCTGCGCCAAAGGCGCACCATCATTGTTGCTGCCTATATTGTCCAACCAATAAGAAGTAGAGGTAACTCGTGGCTACAAACAACAAGGAACTTGTTGGCGACCTTCCCATTATTCTTAGCCAGGCAATCCCTACTGCGTTAGTTAAATACAATCGTGAGGATTTTGCTGCAAGCTATGCTATTGGTAATACGCCTTGGTTGTCGGCTGCATCCGATAACAATAAGATAAGTCGTATTACTACGACTTATCAGAAGGAACGTATTGACCAGGGTGCATCTGCTGGTGAAAACTCTCTATCTAACTGGTGGCTTCGGTCTGCTACATCCTGGCATCATGGTGCTGGAGAACGGTACTACGATGCTGACGCATCTGACCAATATAGATTCTATGAATCTAATAACTTAGATGTGTTTGCCGATACTGGTTCTATCAAGTTACTTCCTGCTACAACCCAATTCTCAACAACCGCTATCACTGCTAAGCCAGCGACAACCAACGGCGGAGCTTTCTATATCCAAGGCGGTAACGTCTATTTCTATAACAGTTCAACCAACTCATCTACATCTACATCACTAGCCACTTCTGTAACAGCACATGTCCTTGCTACTGATGGTAGCAGCGCAATCGTTGGTGGCACTGATGGTATCTATACCGTAAGTACCTCAATGGTCGTATCTAAGATTTGGTCTAAGCCAAACGGTGTGACTACGTTTACCGTTCAAGCAATCGGGTTTGTTAAAGACCGTATTGTTATTGGAGCTAAAGAAGATACAACTGCTTGCGTAGTCTATGAGTTATCAAGGTTTCCATCCTCCCCGCCAACTACGATTGGCAATACCGAAGAACGGTATACGTTCAAAGATTCCAACCTAGTCTATAACTCTGTTGGTGAGCTTAACGGTGCAATCATTGTCGGCTATACGCTTGGTGCTATCAGTCGCGTATTGTCATTTTCTATTGACGAAGCTTCCCCATTGGCTGCAATCAAAGACCCAATAGTTATTGCCGAGTTACCACGAGGCGAGACACTCAATCAGATTCGTACCTACCTAAACGAATACGTAGTTATGGCTACCACGCAAGGTGTACGTATTGGAACCCAGAACGCTGATGGAACATCATTTACCTATGGTCCATTGAATGTATCTGGCGAAGTAAAAGATATTGCTTTCACTAGCAGATATGTGTTTGCAACAAGGTCTAAAGATATTAACTCCAAGAAAGGTCTATGGCGTATTGACCTTGGTCAAGAAGTAGACAACGGTTATGCCTACGCTGCAGACTTAGAGACAGATGCTTCAGCGGTAGAAGGTGTTGCATTTCTTGGAACCACTACTCGTAAGTTTATGGTTGGTGCATCTGGTGTATGGACAGAGCATGCAACAGAACTTGCAACCTCTGGAACAATCAAGTCTGGTTGGATTCGTTGGGGTACTGCAGAAAAAAAACAACCAGTATCTTTAGCGGTAAGGGCTGAAGGAACAGATGGAACTATTGGCTTTGCTGTATATGACCAAAACCTTAACACAACACAGATTGACGCAATCCCACTTACTGGTTTAACAGAGTTCCAGTTATCTGCAGGTCTTGCACCTGCAGACCATTTCGAAATTTCACTGACATTGAGTCGAAGCACAAGCGCTTCTTCTGTTGGACCAACAGTTGAAGAGTGGCAATGCCGTGCATTACCAGCACCGCTTCGGTCAAGAACATTAACAATTCCATTACTTTGCTATGAGGAAGAAAGAGATACCAATGGAGTCACGAAAGTATCCAACCCCTGGGAACGTATCAACTATCTTGAGCGTATTGAACAAGCTGGAGGAGCGGTACTATTCCAAGACTTTTCTTCGGGAGAAGAACGTGTCTGTACAATCCGTGCTATCCAATTTGAGCAGACTGCGCCTCCCTCATTCGCATCAGGATTCGGTGGAATCGTAACGATTCAGTTGCAAACGATTGATACTGAAGTTCCAATTTCATAATGGAACAAAACAAACTAATATCCCTGGTCAGCCCAGGGGAGCGTCACCCGCTAGTCAATGCGGTGAGAGTGGCGCTCAACATAGCTGGAGATGACGTGCTTGATGCTCCCTTAGCAGAGGTGCTCAAAGGTTTGCAGCATAGGCTTTCCATTCCAGCAGTCGGGTGCATCAACTTAGCCACGCTGGATGCGCTCGCAGTAGCTCCGCCTGAATGGTAGGGAGCCAGAAAGATAGGGGGAACCACAACGGTTCCCCCTTCTTTTTGCGTTTAATAAGCAGATTTATCTTTCATTAAAATTCGTATTGCCCAATCAAGCCCAGAGTTAAACCCTTCCATCCACTCTTTATCTTTATGTCCATCTGGTAGTTGAGTCTTAGCAGACTCAATCTTCTTAATGAATTTCTCTATCTCTTTCATCGGCTCGCCTCAAGGCGAGCCTTTCCCGCCCGCCACCCCTCAAACTTATCACGGACTTGGTTAAAAAAGAAACGGCGTGTCTTACTCGGTAATCTATTCATAGGAGATATTATACAGGTATGAATCAACTTCCCCCTCATAGGTCATATAGCCAGCTAACTACCTGGCAATCCTGCCCACAGAAATACTACCTTAGTAAAGTTGCTATGGTTCCAGAGAAGCCTGCGGTTTACTTGGCTGCTGGCTCCGCCGTCCACTCTATGTTGGAATGGTTGAATCGTGAGTTCTATAAACAGCAAAAGCCTGATTGACCAAAGAGGGATTCCCAGTAATGAATGTATTAACTGTGGCTCTAACATTCAAATCATTAGGGCTGTATTCCAGGATTACCAATTGGTTCTCTGGTTCACGGATAGTTTCTGTGCGAACTGTGGTTCGCCGATGACTACGCCTACGCCTATAGATGACCCAGACTACAGACCAGGGGATGACAATGACTTTAGCTGAGAAGTGGCTTGACGTATTTAATGAAGCCGTTAGGATTGCCGAGGAACAATCGGGGATTCCTAGTGCTGAGTGGAAGACTAGTGGTCGCAAGACCATAGCCCGCCCAGATGGGGAAGACCTAGCGTTCTGGCAAAGCGATGGACTTAAACAGGTTGAGGCTTATCAGAAATGGTATGCCCAGTCTGGTTGGAAAATCGCAACCATGCCCGACGGTCGTCCTGGCATCGAGTGGGATGCAAGTGTGCATTTCGGAGGCACACCTGTCCGCTTCGTCATAGATGTCGTTTACCAAGTAGGGGAAGACTTGGTAATCGTTGACTACAAGACTGGTGCTAGGACACCGTTTGGGATGATTCAGGCAGGGCTATACGCCTCTGGTATAGAGCGGATGTATAACATCCGACCAAAGTGGGGCGCGTTCTTTATGACACGCCAAGGTCAACTTGATGACCTGATTGACTTATCACATCTGACAATAAATTATTTTGATTATGTATTTGGTGCAATGAATGACAGCGTGTCACGAAGCTGGTTCCCACCATCAGTTGGTGAAAATTGTAAGATGTGTTCATTCCAAGAGAAATGCCCAGCAATGGGTTCAAAAGATTTCCCTCTGCAAATACCTACAACAAAGGGGAAAGAAAGGAAAACTAGATGACTGAGTCTATGTTTTCATATACTGGCAAACTCAATGGACAGGACTTGTTTACCGTCCGAGGTAACTCTATCCAAGAGTTCAATGCCAATCTCCAAGCAGCATCGTTAGCAGTCGCTTCGGCGAATGACTTACAGATGCAGTTGCTAAGTCGTACTGGTCAAACCAGTCTGGACAAAGCAATTCAAAACATACAAGATGCTGGCTTAGTAGCTCAGCCAGTACCTGCTGCAAT